AGTTCCTGGGTTTATTGCAGTAAGACTTTCAATTGAACCTAATACAAATGTGGTAGGATTAAACGCAACATTTAATGCTGTACTCAGATTAGGTTCAATACCAGTTGCGGAAGTACCTGACATAGGTATAAGCGCCGGAGGTACTATTGAATAATTTGAAGAATCTAAGGGAACTGCAAGAAAATCAGAAATCAGATCAGTTATTATTGTTACTTCTTCAGTATCTGTTATAGTACCAATTGAGGCAGATGCAGATTGATTAACTGGTGAGCTAAATAATACTGAAAATGTTATGTTTTCAGTTCTATCAAGTGTCTCAATAATTCCCTCATCAAATCCAAAATTTATATCATCAAGAACTATCCCTATTGAGCTATTTCGTGTATCAACACCTATTATTGTTGCTTCTAATACATTATTTGCATTATCTATTTGTTTTATTTTTTCGTTAATAAAGAAACCTTCACCACTTGTTTCTAAGAAAAGTGTTTGATCTGAAAGTATAATGTCAGTATTGGCAACTGTATAGCCAAAGCCGCCATTGATAATATTAAATTCTACTTCACCGGATAGATTTTGTGTAACTTTTGTTACTCTACCTAGCCCATTTATCCCAGAATCAGATTTTATTTCTACTCGATCACCTATTTCATTTTCGGTGGTAAATTGAATATTTTGATCCAGAATTACTTCTCTGAGTGAACCATATAATTCACCTACAATCAACTCTGGCTGATTAGAACAGATAGTATCAAACCGCTTAAAATTGCCCTTGACATTACTAATAAAAATTATAGGTATTGTAGAATTGTTTATAGTTATTAAGTACACATTATCTACAAAAGCCTCAGCATTACTTAGTGACCCAAATATCTTTATTCCTTTTATTGTCGGAAGTTTTGAATGACTTGATATAGGATATAGCTGTAAATAATTACCTACGATCCATTCTGAATTTGATGGCTTGAAGATATCGTCTGATGGGAAATATATATTTACTTCGCTTTGAAAGAAAAGGGCAAAGAATAATTCGATTCCTTCTTTTGAACCTTTTCTTCTATATAAGCTTAATATATGTTTTATTATAAAGGGAGTGTCTGCGTCAAAAAAGATGCCATTTAAAAATTTATTCTTAAAGAAAAGCAACATACCATCTATAGTAGTATCAATATCTCTATATTGGTACATTCTTCTAATGTTATATATTGATTGATTATCAATTGTTTCCAAAAATACATAATATTCTTTAACAATATCAACCAATTCCCTTGCTTCTTTCCTATATATGCTAGGAAATTGACCTTCCACAAATGGTGAAATGCTGTGAGAATGCTGGGAAGCATAGTCTGCTAGATTGGAAAATTTATCTGTCATTGCTGCGTGATTCCCTTTACGGTAATACTTATATCAGCATCATTTACTATTAGTACCTGATCTTTAGGCGCGGTTACATTTTTTTCGACTGTGCTTGCAATTATCCGTATTCCCACCCCTGTATATGATTCAGTAATAAAATCAACCAATCGAACTATTCCGGTATTGTAATCTACGATGCCAGCATTTCTTTTTATTACTTGTACGCTGCCTGCTAATCTGTCTCTTGCATTGATAATATTTATGACACCTAAGCCGTTATCCTCTAGTATAGCTTCAGTACCTTCAAATACGAAATTTGAACTTGTAACTAGTCGGTCATATACTTCACTTCCGTTTGCTGTTGAGTACCCACATGGGCTTATAAGTGAAGAACCAAAGTTGAATGTAGGATTATCTTTTTGATTTACTGTAGGTGAATATAAGATATAAGGCACAGCAGATATTGTGTTGCTTTTTATCGAAATGTCCGATGCATCAACCAATGTGCTTACCCTTGAAATTTCAAAAACTGAGCCAAAATTATTTAAATTTGTACTGGTATATGATTTAATAGCATTTCGTACATCGGACTCAATTTCAGCGACTGATTTTGTAGTTTGTACACTATCATAAAATACATTTATATACAAATTTGCATATAAGAATTTTGGACCGAAGAATATTGGCTGTATTCCTATGGGTGTTTTATCTTTTAGATATGAAGTGTATATTAACTTTGCGTTTTCGGATATGCCGCCATCGGTATTTACTACAACAGCTACCTTACCATATTGCGGCGGATTTAATTCATCACCACCGAACACAGAAACATCCTTAATTTCATTGAACCGTTGCTTTAATAAAACTTCATAGTCCCGATTGGTAACAGCTCGTTCTTGTATCTGGATTGACTTGGGCGCAAAAAACTTTATATCTTCTATTGTTTCTCTGTCGGCACCGCCTACTGCTGATGCAACTACTGTTACTGTAGAATTGCTCAATGAAGAAGTAAATCTTGATACCCCGTTTGCGGCAGCACCATTGGTTATTCTATAAAATACTCGTATTTCTTGATTTATATTTGGTTGTGTCCCAAATTTATTATTGCCGAAGAATGCTTCATATTTGCCATCACGAGCTCTCTGTAAGTAAAAGACATTGGAATCTGGCTGAATACCAAAAACATCTTTTGTGTAAATAAATTCAGTACCTGTTTCATTTGCGCTTTGGAAATCTACAAATAATCTGATGCTAGTAGTATCAACGCCTGAGTTACTAAGCACTAACCCACGATTATTTTCACTAGTAAAGAACGATTCTTCTACTAATTCGCCTTCATAAATTTCCACATTTTCTGCTTTGAAATTACCACTTTCTTGTATGGTAGCTGTATAACTTTGTCTAGTAAAAAACGTATATCTATCACCATTGAAGTTGGCAATGAATCTTGTATTTCTAGGTATAAATGAGGAACTAGTAGCTGTAGGGTCTGAAAATTCAACCGTTACAATTGCCTTTGCTGATCTAGCAGATCGTGGCAGGTAGTTTAACTCTTTTGCGTGTGATATTACCGAATTTTCACGCTGTGCAGAATCAAGAAACATTTCCGATATTGTCATATTAGCATAAAAATTATTTTGATATGTATTGTATGAGAGTACATCCAACAGAACAGACATATTAGAACCATCAAAGTCATAGTCCTTGAACTGTTCTTGTTCTCTCAAGAATGTTTTAAGTTGATCTTTTACTCTAAAAAAATCCAATTCTGTGATGGGTTTAGATGCCATTATCTTGTTCTTTCTAGGAAAACTGTTACAGAAAGTGGGGCGTTTACATTTCTAATGTTAAAATATATAGTTATTTGGATCTTATTTTCATCATATTCACTTTTAATGATTATCTCAATTATATTTACTCTAGGCTCGAAATTATTTATAACTGCTCTAACCTTTTCCTCTAGTAACTTAACTACCATAGGAGTATTATTTTCAAACAGCGTAGCTCTTATATCACTTCCTAGTGATGGCTGAAATAAACGCTCACCGCGATCAGTAAGCAAAAGATTCTTCAATGATTCTTTTACTGCTTCTTCATCTCGCTTTACTGCCAAATCATTTGAAATGGGATTTATAGTCAGATCTTTGTGAAAATCCGAATATAAGCTTTTTCTGCGTTTTATAGGAGTTATCGATGGTATTGGCATTTTACAATCCGTTGTTTAGTATATTTATTAAAATCTTATTGATCCCCGCAAGTAAACTCTTACCCCTCGAGAATCATTTCTAGAATCGATATGTATAAATGTAGGATATGATCCAAACCCGCCAAAGCCTTCCTCTACTGCCATTCTAGCAAACGTGTCATGTCTGTTGGGTGGTAGTGATATGTCAAACGCCTGCCCAGATTTATGCCAGCTATTTTCAGCACCAAATGTTCTCCAGGCGCTATTTATGACGATTGTAGACCCCCATCTTTTTGCAAGCCGCAATAACATTACCTTTTCAGTTAAAAGCACATTATTCCAACCGGCGGACCCCATCGCCGCACTTTGAGGCCCTGGCCTATATCGTATATACGAGTTGCCGCTTAAAACAGCTTCATACGAAAAGCCCGTAGAAGCAATTTCTTGTAGTTCTTGAGTAGTAACATTTACTACTCTACGCGGTCTTGGGGGTAAACTGCGAGCATTGCCATTTCCTGTAGGTGTTTGAGATCCTGAATATCTACTACTTGGAATATTATTTACTGCAAAAGCACCTGCATTAATCTGGCTGGTATCAAATCGCGTCGCGCCTGCTGCTATTGCGCCTGCGGTTGCAAGATTACCTGCTGATCTCAGTACAGTCAATGAGCTATCATATGATCTTTGTAAATCTTTAAATGGATTTAAGAACGAATTAAATAATTGCTCCATTTCACCTATAAAACTACAAAATCGTAATATAAGAAATTGTGCCTCTTGAAGATCTAAATTCTCAAATGTGCTTGAGGCATATGAAATAAGAGCACTAACAGTTTTCTTAATATTTTCCACTGATAAATCAGAAAAGAAATCTTCAGCTTTTGTTTTAAGATCAATAATTTTTTCCGAAATTGCTTTTGTATTGTATATAAATTCCTCGTCGATTCCTATTGTAGCTAGTAAATTTGCAAGTTTGGCTTTTATGCTTTCTACTAATTTATCAACAAGTCGCAATATTCTTTTCTTAAGTGATTCTAATAGAGCCCGAGCTGAAAGTTTACTAAGCGAAAATTCTCGTATAGAATTTACAATGTCAGTAAAATCGCCTACAAAACTTTTTATATCACTGAAGATACCTTGCAATTTATCAAATTTTGCAAATACACCTGTTACCAATGAACAGAATGATCCCATTGAAGATTGACTTATATTATCTGCTGAATAGAAAAAATCCAAAGTTTTTAATAAATTAGTAGGATTTGCTACAGTAAGATAAGCGCTAAAATGATCTTGATTAATATATGAATAATCGTAGAAACCAATAAGTTCAGCAGTAGTAATAAATGGTAGTTGATTTAATCTATCACTAAGATTGGGATATGCTTCATTAAATGATGCGCTATTATAATCTATAGTAATTTCTTCAGAGCTAAGTGACTTAAATCCTGCATAAAAGTCATCCTGTTGTTCTATTGGTAAAATATCTAGTGATGTAGTATCTTCAACAGCAATTATAAAAGTTTTATTTTTCTGGTTTGCTAGATAATTATTTAATGCTATTGTGTTTTTTGCTAAAAGATCTTTATCAATTCCGTCTAGGGAGTCAGCAACTGCTATTTTTTCATACCCATCAATAAGATTACTTATTTGATCATATAATGGTGAATTTTTATACTTATCTTTTGCCGCAAAAATACCATCTGGTAAAGAATCATTTATATCATCAGGAAGATTAATATTATCGCATGGAATTTCTTCCTTAAAGTCATTGCAAGGTATTTCTGCCATGTTAAGTCCTCATTATACTGGAGTTGATTTAGGAAAGCCTTTTGAAGGCGGCGCAGATGCAACTACTTCCTGTGAAGGTAGAGCGTTATATGGATTAGTATTGCTTGGAGTCTTAATTTCAGCATTTGAACCACCGACCACATCATCAGCCGCATCACTAGCTAAGTATACAATTTTATCTAATGCTACAGTATCGGAATTCAAACTGATTTTAGAACCGCCGCCTATACGTATTGATTCCGATTTTATATCAGTAGATGATGTCGAATCTATAGAAATTATTTCACTGGTAAACTGTGAATACACACCAGAGTGTATATTGATATTTTCAAGACTTTTAATATTTACATCACGGGCAGCATCAAGAAATATTGTCTGACCTTTAATATGAACCCCTGCATCATAGCCAGATGCCGTGCCTGAACTATTGCCTTGAAACTTCAGAGATTTTGCAGATTTTAAATGTAATTGTTCTATATTTGCTTCTAAGTTTAGACTGGCAGCTCTAACTTGACCACTTTCACTTGCTATAAAATTCATCTGCCCAGCAACACTTACTATATGATTTCCTTTTATTATCTGTTGATAATTGCCTCTTATTTCTTCTACTTTATTACCCTTAACTAGAACATGGCTATCGCCTTCAATTGTTATTATATTTGTTCCACCTATATATAAGTGATAATTTTTTTCATTAATATCATACGAATCACCGTGCGACTTTTTAGTAGAAGTAGCAGGGCCCATTTGAATATAAGATCCAGAAGGATGCCAGATCATAATCCGCTCTTGGTTCTGTGTGCTATCTAATTCAATTACATGTCCACCAGGTGTCTCAATTACTCTATTATGTGGATAAGAAGCATTATAAGCAGGCGCTGGCTCTTCCCATGTAGTGCTTGATGCATATGAAGGATCTGCAGTAGATCCACCACGCGAACCATCATCAGGCCCAGTGGTAGGTAGATTAGGGTCAGAATCAAATGCACCAGCATATTTGCCTGATAAAGAGGAAGTAGGTGCACCAGCTGCTTTCCATCCTCCATGGATTATTTTTACATAATCAATTGTTTCTTCAAATGGCGGAATTTTATTGCCATACTTCTTAACATTACTAGGCCCTCCATTATAAGCAGCCAATGCCAAAGGCCAACTGCCAAAGTTATTATATAACCCAGATAAATATTGGGCACCGAACCTAAGTTGCTCATCAGTATCTGAAAAAACATTTGACCATGACTTAAGCGGCGCCGTTTTATAGCCAGGATCACCTGCCGTACTTTCGATAATTTGAGTAAGACCACTAGCGCCAGAACCTGCGTTTTTAGCATTTGGGTTCCATTTACTTTCCTGTTCAATAAGCCTAAAAAATAAATCTGGTGGAATATTATATTTTTTTGCAGCAGCTAATGCAGCCTCACCATATATACTGACACCAGCAGGGATATCTGTCCGAGTTTCATCTGCGACTGGTCCTATATCTTCATCCTGCCCTGCAACTCCCATATTACCCCTGGATGCAATATTTGTACTACCCCCAGCAATTTCGATATTTTGTACTTGATTAGATGCCATTGGCAACAAGTATGTTTTATCTAATTCCTCGCCCCTAGCTAATCTAGAGCCTGGTGGTTGTCCAAAATCTTGGTCTCTACAACCATGGGCGCCTCTATCTATCTCATTTCCAAGTGCAGACCCCCAGCCATTTTTAGCAGGATTAATTGGTTCTACCATTTGAGTAGGTATAGCACCTAGGATCATTGGTTGCTGGGCATCACGACCATCAATAAAAAAGCCAAAAACCCAACTATTTAAAGGTGGAACTCTAACATTTATAGGATCATGGTTACCCATAATACATGTTGCCCAAGGCAGATCTTCAGTGGGTATATCTTTTACTGAACCATGCACACCAAACGCTCTTACCTGAACTCTACCTTCAAGTCTAGGATCTTCATTATCTTCTACAACTCCCATAAAGAATAGAGGATTTGTAATGCCTAATCCAGTTTCCATTATTAACTCCTATTCACTGCATTTGCAAGTCTGGGATCAACTTGACCCGCGCCATATCCTATAGTACTTTTTGTAGTATTCCAATCACGTTTGATTAGAGTGTATCTATTTTTTGAAGTATCACCTTCCGACACGCGAGCTATACTTTTAACTATGTATTTACCACTTAATTGTTTATTGCTTTCTGGTGTGCCTTGTTTTGCATTGTTTTCTACTATATCCAAATTTACAATATTACCCGCGCATATATCTAATCTAGGAGGTCCTACTGCATCTACAATAACACTATTTAAATGACTTCTAAACGCGTGTCTATTACTAATCATATCAGGATAAAACCTATTACCAGGCAATGCAGAATCATCAAAAGCACCTATGTCCATATAATCTTTTACCACTATAAATTTTTTACTGTTTTCTCTGGTGAAAAATTCATCAGCAAAATCTTTGGTATGACGGTCTACTATTTGTCTAAATTTTTTATCACCGAAGTACGAATTACCTTTTTTCTGATAATCATATACATTATCATCGGCTAGTAGATTTACTTTTCGGTTAAGAATATTTATTTCTATCACTTCATTTTTGTAGTAACCACCAAACATATCATCTAATGTATTAAACCGATTTGTATTTGTTACGGTTTCTAGGTTGTTTTTTTGTTGCTCAGAAAACGCGGGGTCATCTGGTACTATGCTATTAGTAAGATTAAATACTTTTTTGTATTTTGCTGCGTATTCCTCAAGACCTTCATCACTAATAAAAAAGTAGGAATCTGAATTTTCAAAGAATCTAAATGATGATGATTGCCGCTTAGTAGAGTAACTTCTTCGGACCAGAAACTCAATTGCCTGAGGTACTGTAAAGTTAGGTATAGTACCTCTTATCAAATTATCGGTAAGACTATCTGATGCCAAGGATTCTTCTTCTATTCTAATATTCTTTTCGCCCTTATAAAATTCAGTAAATAGACCATTGATTAGATCTACTACCTTTTTATCTTTGAACGAGCGGATTATTCGATTAGAAGCAGCAATAAAATGCTGATATGAGAAAAGTTGCAAAGTATAACTAATACCGTCACTTTCACTTGCAGTTTTTATTGAGTCAATTTTATAAAGAAATAAATCGTAAGTGATAGTAGTTCCCATAAAATCAAGGACAGTTAAAACAACTCGTTCCTCACCTCTAAGCGGATAATCTTCTAATAAACCAACCTTATCAGTCACAGATAAGGATACCGAAATTGTATTAGCAGTAATTGATTCTGAAATTGAAAAATCAGAAATTAAAGCAAGTATATCTTTCTCGGGTTGATTGGTATCCAATACATGTGAGATAACAGCTTTAGTTATAGATAGAGTATCAATTTTATTTTGCTTGGTATCAGACATCAAGATCTCTAATCAACTGTTCAAATTCTTTTGTTATCTGATTTAAATAGTCACGATCGACTAAAAGTATTTCCTTACGATTTTCATTTTGTTGGTTTTCAAAGTCATATAGTCTATATGGTTTAAAGTCTGATAGAACCAAGCGATCATCGTATATTGGGTTTCCATCAGCATCAAGCAGAATAGTGCCGTTTTCATCTCTTTGATATTCTGTTGCAAATGTTTCAGGTGTTATTTTTATCAAGGACATTTATGTATTCCCCTGTTCTTCTGAGTCTAGTTTTAATATATCATCAGTTGTAATATTTTCGACAGTTTCAGTATAATAATATACTATATTATTGTCATTGGTTTCGTCGCGTAACCAATCAATAACTTTTGAGCCTTGCTCACCTGACATATCTTTATATTTATCTATTAAATATCTATTAAATTCTTCTTGTGACATGTACCACTCACTATAAGGATCATTAACACCATTAGCAAGTAAAACAAGCCAAGTGTAATCTACTGACCCATAATAAAGTAATGCTATATCCTCTGGCTTTTCACCTTCATTTACTGTATAAGGAAGAAACACATAAGGGTCTGAAAGATTTCTTTCAATGAAATTTGTTCTTCGGGTTATATCAGTAACAAAGACTTCCTGATATTTAATTAAAGGAAATTTTGAAAAATACGTTGACATTATTAAACTCCTCCATTGCCACCAGGTCCCGCCGGTTCGGGTGGCAAGTCTATTGCTTGATTGGATACACCGCCATTATAATCTTCTGCTGTGTGTATATCTGTTTCCATAAGCTGCAGACTCAGAGATACTGCTGCAGGTTTACCGCCCTTCATTACTGCCAAGCCTTGTGGGGTATAGTTAAATGTTGCACTTTGCACCATACATGTTTTAAATCGTATAAAGTAATCTGAATCAATACCAAAGAAATATATGTCAACCATAGATGGATAACTTAGTAGAGCTCTTGATATTGAGCCTACTTGCGTGTATGCAGGCAACGAGTTTACTTTTATTGTTTGTTCAATATCTTTTATGATATCACTTTCTAGTTTATTTGATGGTGCTAGGGTCCATTCAAATGAATGCTGTTTAAGATTGACACCTTCAAAAAACAAGGCTGATTTAGGATTTATGGTAGTTCCTACGCCGACATCAATATTTCTAGCACCACCGAATCTATCCAAAGTTCTTCTGGCTAAGAATGCAGCAGCTGATGCTATTCCATTTAATTGCACATTATTACTGCTATTACCAGCAATTGATTTTAATATGTCACCTAATGCTCCGGCGGCATAACTGCCCGAAGGCAATTTATCCATTATTGCTTGTTGGGCTTGACTGATACCACCTAACAACGAGTCCGATCCAGTAAGATTACTAGCTATATCAGATATAGCAGCACCTGAAATGCCCTGTTCAAATCCCTGAACTCTTATATTATATGAATCTGTGATATTTGCTGGTAAAGGAAGCATAATTGCATTTTTTATATTAGTCTGTGGTATACTTTCAAGAAGACCAGATTGTTGATTGGCATAGCTATAATCTTTAAAGATCATTAACATCCCATGAACTCCAAGATTACTTGGGAACTGCAGGATGCCAGTAGATTGCTGTCTTTGCCTACCTCTACTGATAATTGTGTCTGGTAATGTAAAAGCCATTGCATACTCGCCTTTGTTATTATTAGTTCTATTTATACTGATTTTTATTATAAATATATATGAAAAGAATTGAAGGTTGACAATGGCGTATCGAGGTAAATTCAGACCTAAAAATCCTAGCAAGTATAAGGGTGATCCAACAAAGATTACTTATAGATCATTGTGGGAATTTAAATTTTTTCGGTATATTGATGAACACCCTGATGTAATTTGGTGGCAAAGTGAGGAAGTAATTGTCCCGTACATGTCACCTATAGATGGCAGGATGCATAGATATTTTCCAGATGTAGTATTAAGAAAAAAACTACCAAATTGCACAGAAGAAACTATTATGATTGAAATAAAGCCACATAAACAAACACTAGCGCCTGACATATCCAAAAAGAATGCAACCAAAACTGGCAGAGTATCAAGACGATATATAAACGAAGTAAAGACATATGGCGTTAACGACGCAAAATGGGCTGCAGCAAAAA